AACTTACCATGCTCACTTATAAATAAAGTATGAGTATTAAATTCTTTAAATTTTTTTAATGATATTTGTTTGTCAACTAAAAACTTAGCGCTAAACTGTACTACGCTAATGTCATCTTTATATTGGCCAAAGCTTAAGGTTGTGAATAAAAGCCCTACTATTATTATTACATGTTTCATGGTCTTTTTTGTATTTCATACAATCTTGCGTCTAAAGTTTTCATCATTTCTTTAATTTCATCAACATCTTTTTCAATGTTATCTACTTGCTCAATTACTTTTTCAACGTTAGATCTTATTAGTTCGTCTTTGTACTTAAACTCAATACTTGATATCTCAGGCTTAGGTTCTGTCATAGCGATAGCTATATCAGACTTTAGTGTAAAATAAGTTGTAGCTAATGCTATAGTAAATCCTACTATTGTGCCTATAGTTTTAAGGTCAAGTGTTACTTTAGTTTGTTCGCCAATTTCTTGTGCCATTATTTTGAAAGTTTTTTTGCGTTTTTCTTAACTCTTCTTTTAATTAATCTTACAGCTTTATCGTCAGTTTCAGTTATTTTACCTTCTGCAAAAAGTTGATCTTGAGCTTTTTCATAAGCCTCTTGCTCTTCTGTATTGTCAGGTGTTCCGCCAAATTTAGTTTCCATCTTAGGACTTAGGTCGTAATTTTTATCACTTATTTTTTTAGTCTTATAGTCTCCTCCCATTAAATACCCATCTTTAATAAGTTTAGGATTTTTAATTCTTAAAGTATCGCCTTTTTGCCCACCAGTACTTTCAAAAGTACGTAAAACATACTTTCCTTTTTCATCTTCTTTTACTTCACCAGTATTTTCTCCTACTGTCGTGCCGTTATCATGTAAAGGTGACGCGTAAAAGTTTGGTATTTTTATTCCTCCCATTATTTTTTCTTTTTTTCTTCGTAAGCTTTTCTACTTTTTTTAGCCTTAGCTATTTCAGCCTTAGACTTTTGCTTGTGTACTTTAGGCTTTGCAATATCTCTATCACACTCTCTGTAGTTCTTAAACATTAGTTTATATAAAAACTTGTTCCATAATTCTTGTAGTTTGTCTATCATTTCTTTTTATTTTGTAGTTCTATTATTTTTTTAATTCTAACATCTTCATATTTTAGTTTTACTATTTCTTGTTTAGTAAGACCTAAATCTAGTAGCATTTGTTTTTGCTCTTTGCCACTAGTTTCTTTTTTCATTTTTAATACTTTATCTCTTAGTATTGTTTGAGGTGTTTGAACTTCTTTGTCTTCAACGCCATAATAAGGTAAACCAAGATCCCATGTTGACCAACCCATTAATAAAGCAACTTTTTGCCATTTGTCAGAGCTATCACTTGATGCTGCTCTTAGGTTATTTATTTTTTGTATTGCTCTATCAAGCGGTACGTTTGTTAAGCCTGAAACTACTTGAGCAAAAGCTAAGTAAGCAGGGTTATTTAAATTAAAACCTTCTTGATTCATTTTTTCACGTTCCCAAGAAAAAGTATTAGCGCCACTTGTTAATTTTCTAACTTTAGAATCTAGTGGTGGTGAAAAACCAAACAGATCAGCTATAGCTTTTCTAAATTCAGGCGACCCTTTTTCTTTGTTAGCTTGTTTGTATATAGTAACTAAAGCATCTTTTATAGCAACAACTGCAGCGCCTTGTATACCAAGACCTCTTAAAAGTGAATCAGCCATACCATTTGCTATTCTACCTGTTTTATCTTCTTTTTCTTCATCTTCTTCACCAAACGCTAAAGCAAATAACGCTGTTTGCAATGCATTAAATATAAGGTTTTGCATTGCTCCATAGTAGATTATTTTAGATACATTAGTTTTCCAATCACCTCTACCATTTACAAGATCTTGAGTAGCTCTTTTTATTATACGAGCATACTGCATTGGCGTATTAGCAAAAGCTAGTATTACACGACCAGCACCTGATGCTTGTTGTTGTGATATTTTACTTGGATTACTTGATTGTTGACTTGTTTCTGCAATAGCATAAAAATCATCAAACGCTTGTCTTTCAGCAGCTTTTTGATCCATACCACTTTTCATGTAAGCTTTAATTTGATTTCTATAAAACGTAGAACCACCAGCAGCAATAGCAAAGCTATCTGCTATTCTTGTAAGAACAAAACCTTTGCTAAGTAATAAGTTTAAAAATGCTTTAGGTTTGTTAGAGCTTTCAGATACAGCGTCTGCTATTTCAGATTCACTAACGTTAATTTTTAATCCATCACGTCTTTCAACTAAATAAGGTGAGTTCATTAATGTCATAAAATCTTTCCAATATTGCTTTTGATTTGCAAAAGCTTTACCAGCGGCTATAATATTATTATTACCAAAATTTATAAAATTTACAGCAGATATAGTTTGTAACACTGCAGTTCTTGTATTTAAAAACATTATAGCACCAACAGAATTGTTTAACCAATTTAACAAACCGTCTACAATTCTTGAGTTACCTACAGGTCTGTTAGAACCTGACTTCATTCTACGTATCATATCACGTAAAGCTTCTACGTATCTAGGACCGTAAGCAGCTTCAAGTTTATTCATTACTTTATCTGAAAATATTATATCAAGATTTTCATTAAACTCTTGCATGTATTCTTTTCTGTTAACCTTGTTTATTTCGTTAACAATATCAGAAGTAATATTACCAGCTAACCAGTTTTGACCAGGTTTAGGGTATGGTTTACCTTTTTGTATATTTATTAATTCATCTACAAAAACATCTAGTTCAGCATTATTAGAAACAAAATCATTTAACTCTTTAGCGTCTCTTTTAGATAAACCAGGAACTTCCATACCTTGTCTTGTCCATACTGCAACTCTAGCGGCTTGACCAAATGTAAACCCTCCAATACCTGTTTGTTTAGATAATGACTTAGGCAATGTCTTAAGGCTGTTCTTTAATGCTTTAAAATCATTTGCAGCAGATATCTTAGCTCTAGTTACAGCTTGCTCTGCTCTATTGTAAGGATCAATTAAATTATCTTGAAAAAACTGTAACTGTGCATCACCAACTTTTCCTTTGCCTAAAAATTTATATATTAAACCTACAAAATCCTCTGCAGATGGTGTTGTAAAGAAACTAAATCTACCTTTTTTAGCACCAACTGTTTGCGCTCTTGCTCTAGAGTATTCAGCTTCAGATTTTATACCTGTGCTATCTTCAAGAATATCATTCATTACTTTATCAAAAGTAACGCTTTTACTATATTTAGCTTGTTGTACTTTAGACTTTACATCTACTTGATCTAGTATGTCTTTAACAGCTTTGACGTTTCCAATAGCATCATCTGCAAAATAAAAATCATTATAACCTTCTGCTGTTTTACTTACAATCCAATTAGCTTTAGCTTGTGGTGTTCCGTTTTCTAAACCTGTAATGTTGTTTAATGGTATGTTTAAACCTATGCCATCTAAAAATGCTTTAATACCTGTAGCTGCAATTTGTGGCCTAGCTGTTAAAACAAATATATCTTTACTTCCAAACTTACCTTGACGTTTTAAAGCAAGATCAGCTAATGGACCTTTTTTAGCGTTAACAACATTGTCAAAATTACTAAAATCAAAAGTAGCTCCATCAGATTCTAAATCACTAGCTTGCTCTGCAAATTGAGCAGCGCTAATTTCTTTTATGTTACCATCAATACTTGTTACTATAACTTTCTCTTTAGTTTTAGCTAGTGTATCATCAAAATCAAACACACTTATACCTTTAGGTTTTGTATTTAAAGATCTAGAAAACTTAAGAGTTTTATCATAGTTGTTTAATGTTTTTACTTGAGACTCCATACTCATATCAGTGTTAACCTTATCACCAAATGTGCCTGAGTTTTTGTTGCTAGCTTGTATAACGCCTTCTCCTAAACTTTGAACATAAGTATTTAATCTACCTACAGATTTAGAAAACTTCATGTCAGGATTTCTAGCTTGTTCTAACATTAATTTGTTCTGAATATTAACTGCGCTAGGATCTGTTTTGAACTTACCTTTTAAAGGATAACCCATAGTAGTTGCTATATCTAAACCAGTGTTTAGGTCTTGAATTGTATTTAAATTAATACCAGCAGCAGCTAATCTTAAAAAACCAGCGTTAGGTGTTACTATACTAGTTCCATCAGCAAATTTTTTATCTAGTTTTGCAATATCTAAAAGAACATCTGAAGAATTAGACAGTTGAATTTGAACAAAATTATCTTTAACACCTTTCATTATTGGTACAACTGTGTCTGTAGCTAAACCATATATAATAGAAAGACCAACTTTAGAAGCAGGTGGACTATGTTCTTCAATGTAATCAATATCTCTATCAGCTTGTTTTGTACCTTTAGGTGCTTTTACAAACACATCTGAAACACCCACAAAAGGCGCTGCAATTTTTATTAAACCTGTAGTTCCTTGATAAGCTTGAGAAATAAATAAAGCGGAGTCGTTTAAAGGAATTATTAATTTACCATAATTAGGATTACGTTTACCGTCTATAAACTCTACACCATCTCTTTGATCTAGTATTTTAACAAAATCAGCTAAAGCTTTTTGATTTATATCTTCTTGAACTTTATTTGCTTTTTTCTGTTTTCTAGTTAATTTTGTATCTCTTTTTATTATAACTCTTGTAACTCCTTCAAACATTGGACTAGGATAAAGCTTGTCATTAGCTTTAGCCGCTGTAGTCATAGTGTTATAAGCTGGATCACTTTCTCCATAATATAAAGATCCTCTTGATGCAATCCAGTCGGTTCTTGTAGTAGCTGAAGGTTTTTTTGATTTAAGTCCATCAGCCTCCACAAGCTCACCGCTTTTTGTTGTAAAGTATTTTTTAATGTTTGTAATTCCTGCAGCTTTAGCTTTTTTTATAGAGTCATAAGTTTTTGTTTCATTACCATAAACAGTTTCTCTACCAAAGTTACTTAATTTTAATAATTTTACAAGTTTAAAAGGAACTTTACCATTTATTACAGAGGCAAGAACAGAGGCTTGTCTAGCTTCTCTATTACTTTTAGTAGCTGTTATGTCACCTTTTAATAAACCTTTATCTCTTAGATAATTAGTTACACTATCAACACCACCTAGTTGTGCAATTTCAAGAAGCTGTGTGTTTTGTTTTGGTGTTATAGTTTTACTAAACTTAGCGCCTGATTGTATTCTTTTACCTTGGTCAGGTACTTTTATTTCTAAAGCTCTGTTTTTTATATGAAAATCTAAAGCCGTTTTTAAGTTTTGCTGAAGATCTCCTCTAGAAATATCTTTTGTAGGTGGGTTAAAGTTTATAGATTCACCTTTGTTTTTACCATTTTGTATAGTAAGCGTAATAGGTTTACCTTGTATAATATCTCTATATTGTTTAATGGTGCCAACAAGATCACCATTATCGTTATACATTACTTTACCAAGCTTGGTTGAAAGTATACCAGTAGACTTACCGGTATCACTTACAGTTTTAGGTAGTCTATTAAAATCAGAAAGAGCATTTTCTATTAAGAATTTTTGTAAATTTCTAAGACCATCTCTATCTCTAGGATAAAAGTTTTGAGACTTTTTAGTTAAACCATCAACAGTTTTTATTCCAAACATGTCTGCATAAAACTGAGCTACTGATCTAGGTATTGGAAACTTAGGTGATCCTGCGTCTCTAAAACCTGTTATATCTCTATCTTTATAACCTTCAACAATTGTTTCAGTTATTTTATTTTCAATTGCTTTTTTGCTAGTATCGTTTGAGTTTTTAAAATCTTCAGATAAAAAATCTTTATTAAAACTAGTTGTTTCTGTAGGTTTTTTAGCTAACCTAGTATTGTCTTTTTTACTTGTAGTAGTGTCTTCTGCTATTTGCATTGTGCCACCATCAATACTTTTCTCTTGCTTTTGTCTTTCACTTTTTTCTGCTAGCTTTTTGTTTGCTACCATTTTAGCAAATCTAGTATTAGCAAATATAGACTCGCCAAAACCTTCAGGACCTACTTTAGTTCCATCAGCTCTAGTTGCTTCAGGATTAAAGTTAAATATACGTTCGTACATTTCATCAATCATTTTGTCGCCTTGCTCTCTACTAGTTTCTCTAGATCTTATATAGTTATTTATAACACCACCTGGTTGTAACGCATCGGCAATAGCTTTAGCATCTTTTTCACTTCGCATGAATTTATCAAACTGTTCTTTAGTTTGTATTTCTGCAGGTATTAAATCATTAATAGCTTCTAGTGGTGTAAGAGTTTTAGACTGTGCTGTAGTTCCTTTTATATCTTTACCTTGCTCTGCTAGTGTTGTAGCTCTATCAGACAATACTCCAGATTTAGAATCTTTAACGTAGCCTCTAACAAAATCATATAAATCTTTACCATCTTTAAAACCTACATCAGTTGGCTTAACATTAGGTCCTACTGGATTTTCATTAGCAGCATCACTAAATATATTAGAAAAGAAATTACCTAATCTTTTTACTAATGAAGGTTTTTCTACAAATGTTTCTAATGGTATTTCTCCTTCAGCTAATAACGAAGCGTACTGAGTTAGATATTCATCAGGAGCATCTTTTAATTCTTGTTCTGAATAAACTCTTTGTCCAGTTGCAGGATCAACTTGAGTTATTTTATCCATCAATAGCTTGTACCCAGCTGGATCTGTTTGTTCTAATATTTTTAAAAAATCATTTTTTAATTTTTCACCATTAGGTCCACTAAATTGTGATTTAAGTATTTTATGTAACAACTCATGTCTACCAACGCCAATAGCACCAGCTTCTCTCATGTGCTGTTTGTTAATTATTATTTGACCTTCTGGAGTTATAAAAGCGTCTACATTACCGTCAGTACTACCTGTGGCTTCCATAAATTCTTTAGTTGTATTATAAGTTACAACTGCTTTGTTTTCTCCAATAAAGTTTTCAAACTCTCCGTCTTTTTTACCTATGTTTCCAAACTTTTCTGTAAAAGCTATATCTGCATCAACGTCAGAATCTATCTTAGCTTGTTGAGCATCTGTTCTAGGTATTGCTGCTAATTCAGCATCAATCTCTGCAATTCTATCTTGCTCAGGTTTTGTTAAACTATTTTCTCCTGCATCTTTTACTTTTTGAGATAATCTATTTCTTTCAGGTATTAAATCAATAATCTTTTGACGTGATGCTCCAGAATAACCTAAATTAGCAATTTTATTAGCAGCACCTTGCTTTTGTTTAAAGTTTTGTTTTATTTCTTCAGCCTTAGTACTTGTTATTTCGCCAGAAGCTACTTTTCTTTTTAGCTCTGTATTTAAAAACATTTCTGTTTGAGGATTTGTAAGAACCTTATATTGCGCATCTGCTTTTTCGTCTGCAGTGTACTTAGACTTAGGAGTTGATTCTACTACTGTATTATTTTCATCTATGTTTTTTCTAGACGTTAAAGGATTAGTTGTTTTTGATATAACGGCATTTCCTTCAAGTTGCTTATCTATAAATGCAACTTCATCTTTTATTGTTTTAGATTTTTTATTTGTTTTATTATCAATCAAAGGATTACCACTACCACCATCGTCGGTTGGTGGTTTTCCGTCTGGTCCTTTTTCTATAGCAACAGTAGAATCTTCTGCGCCTCTAGCTATTTCTTGTGTTAATCCGCCTTCTGACAAAGGATTAAGAGAACCATCAAACATGTTAGTCAAGCTAGTATCGCCTGAAATTTTCATGTTGTTTTTTATTTTTCTACTTTGTATTGTTCCATTTAGTAGTTGACCACCTACACCTGCGGCACTCATTCCTCCACCCATAACACCACCAATTAAGAAAGTGTCCATTACTTCGCCCCATGCAGGTAAAAATTCTGTAACCTCGTCTTTATATAAATAATCAGCAGCTTGGTTTATAAGTAGGGTTCCAACTTCTGACAAACCTTCTTGTCCAAATTCTTTCATTACTTTAGTACCGTACTGTAATAAACTTTTTTGTATAACATCTTTACCACCGCCTCTAAGACCTTGGAACATACCTTTACCAATTTTCTTAGTAACAAGTTCTAATAAACCTTCAGAAGCACCTGTTGTATATGCGTGAGCTAGTCTTGGCCAGTCTAAAGGTCTTCCATCATTAGCGCTTTCCATATTTGCTTTAGCAGCTTCACCAGCAACTATAGAAGCAATACCAACATAAGGTATCATTGATTGAGCAACTGATGGTAAAGATCCTAAGGCTGAAGACGTAATTCTAGCTCCACCAGTAATAAAAGCACCAAGTCTTTTTTCTAAACTAGCATCTCCATCAAAAGCTTTTCCTAAAGTTTCTGTCATACCAACCTGGCCAAAATCCATTAAAGTTACATTAAGATCGTTAGATTTTTTACTAAATTTTTCATATGCTGATTCACCAGCAGCAACTAAATCAGAGTTAGTTAAAATATCACCTAAACCAAACGTGCCAACACTACTAAGAGTTCCTAAAACATTCATAGCTCCTTCAGGTATTCCTAAATCCTCACCTGTTTTTGCTATCATTGCTTTAGTATCAGCTAGAAGTTTAGGAAAAGCCATCATACCAGCTCCTATACTTAGTACACCTGACTCAATCCTATCGCCTACTTCTTCTGTAAAGTCAAAAGTATCTCCATAAGCTCCAACTTCCGCGCCTTCACCTATAGCGTAATTAGTTACTATATCATTAATTGCGTTATCAAGATTTATACCGTCCCAAGACTCATCTTCATAATCACTAAGATCCATTAATCCAGCATAATTTAAAGCTCCAGCTATAGGTTCTAAAAAACCTTTAGAAAAAGTAGCATCAGTTGAGTCTAGTATAAATTCAGTTCCTTCTCCAATAGCTCTTGCAGCTCCTTCAAAAATTCTAACACCATCCCAATCAAACCAATCATCGCTACCTCCTTTAAAACCTTCTTTTAATATACCTAAAACACCTAGTTCATTGTCTCTTTGGTATTGTTTTGTAGCTTCTTTCTTTGCTTGTTTAAGTTCTTCTAATTTTTTTACATTATCAAAGTATTGTTTTTGTTCTTTTTCACCAAAAGAAGAATGACCAAACAAATTAGCTATTGACATTTTAGCAACTGTTCCACCTTCACTAGTGTCTTCGTTAGCGTTTGTCCACTCATCTTCTGATCCTGCTTGTCTAGAATAATAAATACCTTGCTTTGGATCATTTGGGTCTATCTCATATTTGTATTCAAACCCGTCATCTCTTGATAAAACTTGACCTGGGTTAATTGTAGGTTGAGATGCCGATGAACCATCTCCCGATTGTGATCCCGTGTTGGATGCGTTGGCGTTCGTTGACACCGCAGTTGCATCCTGGTTCTGGGTGTCGTATGTCTTTACTGGATTATCTATATCGTATTGTCTTGCTTTTTCAAACACCTCGGTGCTATTTGCTCCTTCAGCTATTAAGCTTTCTATGTATTCTAACTTATTCATTTAATTTAATTTATTGGTTATCTTGCATGAACTGTTGAGCTTTAGCTTTTCTAGCTTCTGCTAAATCAAATACCGCCGCGTCTGCTTCTACGCTTGGTAATTTATTTGTTATAAATTGCTCTAAATAATTTTTATAAAAATATTGTTTATAGTGTTTTAAGAATAAAACTTTTTTGTCTTGCATTAAAGGTAGATCATCTTCATAAGACCAAGACGAACTTGCAGCGTTAGCGTTTTGAACCATTTGATCATCTTCTTCTTCACTAGTTAGTTTAGATAAAAACACGTTCCAAGCTGCTATAGCTTCTTGTTCAGCGCTTAGTATACCAGAAACTTCAGCATTGATAAAAGGAGTTATTTTTCTTTCAATTTTGTCTAAGTCATATCTAAGTATGTTTCTACCTTTTCCCATACCTATATCTATAATTTCATAATCAGGTTCACCGTTAAATTTTAATATAAATTCTTCTGATATTTTTGCTGCAGATGATAATTTTTTATCTTCACCTATCATGTCAGGTGTAAACAATTGAGACTCTACTAAAAGTTCCATCATACTAGTATTTATGTCGGGTGTTTCAGTTACTAAAGAAGTCTGTGCTTCTAACAACGTTTCAAGAGCTGCACTATTTATAGACAAAGGAGTATCAAAACCAGGTCCTATAAAAGTTAATTGCTGTGATCCGTTTGGTACTAATTCTAATAACATATCATAACCATCTGTTTTAGAAAAACCAGGTTTTTTAGTTAGTATACAATTAGCTATCATAAAAGAAAAATCATTATTAACATCATAATAAGGTGTTTCAACTGTTGCTAATTCACCAGTAACGTTGGCTAAAAATTCTAAAGATAATTTAGGCGCTGCTTCTAGTTGAATCATTCTAGCGTTTTCAACAGTACAATATTGATCTGCGCAATTACCTTGTTGTATAGCCATTTTTATTGCAGCATACTCACGGCCAGTTTCTTGATAAGCTCTATTTAAAACTCCAAAATCAGTGTCGACAGGTTTAGATACATAGTCCATGTTATAGGCTATAGCATCGCTTTGTATCATTTGCTTTATTAAAGTATTTGTTGTGATGTTTCTATTTTCCATGTTGAATATTATTTACCTGCTTTTGCGGTCATGAAACTTCCTGCAGCTGAAGCTACTCCACTGATCATACCAGTTAACGCAGAAGTTTGATCTCTTGACGCTTGAGCTTTTATACCTTGCTGATTATCTATTTGAGCTTGTAGTCTATTTAACTGACCCATTTCTCTTTGTTCTCTTTGACCAAACACAAATTGTTTTCCAGCAGCATCTAAGTTTTGCATTCTTTGTTCTTCGCTTATTTTAGCATCTTGTAGTCTTTGTTCGCCTGCAGCTCTTTTATCTTCGTTAGATTTTTCTTGTGCTTCAATATCAGCAGCAACTCCTTTTTTACTGGCTAACGCAGCTTGAGCTAAAGCAGTTGCACCACCAGCTCCACCGCCTGTAGCTCTTATAGTATCTAATGTATTAGCTAAACTTATGTCTGATTGTTCTATTTGCATTTCTGCAGCTTGAGTAGCTACAGATAAATTAGCCATAGGATTACTCATCATAGAACTTAAGTTAGTAGAATCTTCATAAGGATTTATTATATCTTGTCTGTTAGCTTCTAATTGAGACATTTTAGCATTCATTTTTTTTAGCTTTTTAGCGGCTCTTCTTTTTGCTCTTCTAGCTTTACCACCTCCTATGATACCACCGATTATGCTTGTTCCGGCGCTTACGGCTCCAGCTATTACAAAACTCATATATTTTTATATTTAATGTTATATTCTTCTATTGTCATTGAGACTATTTCTTTTTCTAGTTCAGGTATGTCTTGAGTGTTTGTAGGGTTCTTATGAACGTTTACAAATATAGAATCTTCAAGAGCTAGTATAATTCTTTGTGAACCTGGTTTAGATATAGTATAGCATGGTGCTATATGTTCTATTTTTTCACCATTGTTATTTATAATAACTTTACCTGTTAATAAAAACCACACATGTAGGTGATTGTGAACAGCACCTATTATAACGTGATCTTTTTTTAAATTCATTTGCCTTACATATAATTGATCTGCAAAACTATGTTTTATTGGTATGTCTGGTATTGTTGTTATGTTTTTTCCATCTCCATAAAATCCATTTTTTTCATCACCTTTAAACATAACATCTTTTAAAGCTTCAATGCTTTCAATGTTTTTTAATTTCATTTAATTTAATTTAATATCCGCTGTTCATTACATATGTTGCGCCAACGTTAAATAATTCTTTTTCACCACCTACGTTTGTTGTGTTGTCAGTAGATATAGTAACTGTAGAATAATAACCTTTTATGCCACTCATTGCACCACCAAAAACAATTTCACCTGTAGATACTATACTATTATTTATTAGGTTTGCAACGTATTTATTTTCTTTTCTATCAAAACCTGCTCGCAATATTGGTGGAGTTAATGCCGCAGGATATTCATTGCCTAACGCGTCATATTGACCTTGTTGATAGCTGTAAACTGAAGGCGGTAATACAGTAGGAGCTACAATAGTAGGCTCTGATGAATCATATGATGAGTTTACTGTTTCGTCTTGCGTTTCTTGATATTGAACTCCACTTAAAAGATCTTCACCTGTAGAATCACTTATAATACTATTAACTTGCCAACCGCTACTTCCTTCATAAGATATTGTTTTAAAGGTTTTAGAATAATTAGGTTGAGGATTAAAAACAAAAGTTATTGAACTAGGCGTAGATACTCCATAAAAATTACCACGCAGCGCAGTAGACACCGTAGAATAATGTTGCCATAATTGTCCGTTTTTAAGTGTGTACAATTTATCTCTTAAACTAAGCATTTGATCAGGTTTAAAACTATAAAAAGTTGACCAACCTTCTCCGCCACCTATTGATTGACCATAGGCTAGTGTTGAAAACGGTGCTGTAGGGAATTTTATTGGATCTTGATATAAAGAAACAACATATTGTTTATTATGTATATCCCAGCCACCTTGAACAAAACCAGCAGATTGTGGTTGATTTATAGAGTTTAAAGTATCTCTAAAGAAATCAGTCATACCTTCTCCTGAGATCTCTCTTACAGATCCACCTGATAGCTTTAACATAACGTTATTGTTTTCATCTGCAAAATACTTATCGTAACCATAAACAGCAAAACTTTCAGGGTTTCTACTTATACCGTATTGACCAGGGAAAGGCTGTATAACACCTATAGTTAAATCAGAAGAAGTTACTGTTGCATTTCCTTCAGCAGAGTAAATAGCACTTTTATTAATTAATGCTCTACTTATTTTGTTTTCTTGAAATATAATTAAGTTGCCGTCTTCAGCGTAAAGTTTTTGTATTGATCCATTTGCAGGATTAGCACTTTTTGTAATATCTTGACCAACAGAAAAAACATTAGTGTCATTAATACCTGTTCTAGAATTAAATATACCTGAATATATAACTGTATTACTTCTTATAGAAGAGTTTGGTTCGTTTTCTACTAGATAAGCCTTTACTCCATAATCTGTAGAAGTGTTATTATAACCACCTCTTATTCTTGCTTCTTCTATTACCCAGTTGTTAACATTTTCAGGTGAAGCAATAGTTGTAGAATAAACGTTAAAACCACCAATAGTTTTAGGTATACCAAAAGAACCATTCCATACCGGCGCCATAGTTGGACCAGGTGGTGTTGGTTGGTTGTTTGTCATAGTTTTTCTTAATAAAAAACTGTTAAAGTATTTAACTTCTACTACTACTCCCATGTTATATTAATATTATTACTTGTTTTTTTTGGTTTTTAACTACGGCGTTGGTCCACTTCCGCAGCTAGTTACAACTGCGTTAAATACTCCAGTTCTATCTGCAGGCGGTATAGTTCCTGGTGGATTAACTAACGTCCATGTCATTGATGATCCTAATGCTTGTTGACAATACTGAGTACCGTCTGCTTCTACTGTATCTGTTTGGTTAATACCGTTGCAATCTTGATAAGCAATAGTAACCATTTGAATATTTCCACTAGCATCAAAGTCATAATCTGGTAAAGGATTAGCTATTGTTGATGATAAAAACTGACATACAGGCACGGCAATTACAACGTTAAATATACAAGCTGCTGTAGAATTACCAGCATCCGCAACGGTAGCTCTTAATGTATAAGTTCCATTTGGAGGATCACCACCAATAGTTCTTGCTGTGATAACAGCTTTTAAAGCATTGTTACCAGCACTTGGATAATTGTTTTCTGTAGAAATAGTTATATCAAAATAATTATTACCTGCGGCCTCTGTTAAAGTCCATGTTAAATCTGTAGCTTTATTCGATGGGTAAGCGCTTCCGTTTACAGCATACAATGTAGCTGCGACTGAAAAAGGACTACCATTACCGCCAGTCAAAGTAACAGCACTGCCTGGGCAACCTGTTATAACTGGAGCTAAGTTTCCTAACGTAACGTCTTCATAAAAAGTTTGAGTAATACCATTTACAACACTTTGAAATAAAAATCTAAAAGATCTTGCTTCTATTGGAAATCCATAATAATAATAAGGATTAGTTGCACTACCTTTAACGCTAATAGTATAGTTTCCAGAACTATTATCATTAAAAACAAACTCTGCTGATCTATCTTGTGGCGTGCTTTGTGTATCAAAAACACTTATTAAACTTAAAACTCCTTGATTAGTTCCTGTTCCATATACAATAGCAGCGCCAGCTTGATTTATTAAATTAAAAGTACCTGTACCTATAGTAGGTCCATTAGACGCTGGTGTTGTAGAAACTCCAGGTATTATTGATTCTTTAAAATTAGTAGCATTAAAACCATTTAAGTTAGCTGTTGCGGAACTGTTTTCTATTATAGCTGTATTTAAATCTGTTAATAATCCACTGCTTGATGTTTCCCAATATATATCTAATTCAGATAAAACTGGATCTGTTTCAAAAACTGCTAAGTTTTGTAACCGTTCTATTGGAACTGATTTGTGAAAGTTTAATTCTGTGGTAGCTACTAAAGTTTGTGCTTTATTAACTACTATAACAGTAGCGCTAGTAATTGAAACAACAATAGTACCAGGCACAATAGTTCCACCTGTTACTGTATCACCAACTTGAATTACTCCTACACCACCAGCAGGGCTTAAATCAATTGTTGTAGTATTTGGAGCAGCTTGAGCAGCAGTTATTCTAGTAGCATTAGTATTCACAACTCCAAATTCTTTTGTTGTAGATATTCTAGCAATAAATGGATCAGAATCAATACTGTAGAAAGCTTGACTTGGAATATAATTATTTAAAATATTTTCTCCATTAAACAAGTCATCGTCACTAGCTATAGTACTTACAATGCTACCAGCTTTTTTAGGGAAAAACTGTGTATTTGTTAAACCTGAAGTACTAGGGTTTGAATCAAGATTTTCTACTCTACCAAATAACTGAACAGAACTTCTGAATTGTTTTTGAGTTGGACCTACTTCAGTTAAGTCTCTAGGAACTTTATTTATATTGTCATTTATTAAAACTGTATGAGAAGTTTTACCTAACTCTAATGTTTTATCATTTGGATAAGCAGCTAAAACACCAGGAAGATATACATTGTAGTATTCTTGCTCTTGTTGTTTTACAACTATTTTATATGAAAACCAACCAAGTGGATTATAAAGAGCGTTAGTACTGTCACCGTTATATATACCAGGCCAACCTGTATTTGGGTTAGGTTGAGACGGTCCAATTGGTTGATTAAATAATACTCTTAAAGCATTACCTGGAAAACTTGCTCTATTAATAGAATCGTTTAAGTAACCAGTATAAGTTGTTGATCCTCCAAAATCTTCAGAGCTACTTACCTGTGAAGCATCTTGATCTGAAAGTATTACCGTTGATTGTCTTCCGTATCTGTCAGATAATACTATACCAACTTGATAAGTTCTATTTTGTTTTAATGTACTGCTTGGATATTCTAGTTTACCAACTTTACTATTTATTGTTCTAGGAGTAACAGTGGCTGTATTATCTTCTTTTAAATTAACACCAACGCTATAATCTATGCTAGCAGGTGGTGTATGTTTAGTTTGAAAATTACCGTATATAACTCTATTGGCAGATATTTCTTGTGAAAAAGCTTTAACAGGTACTTTATCAAAAACTCTTGTTATTTCGTCAGATGGTAATGTTTTAAAAGGTTTTTTAGAATTATAGTTATAAGTAAATATATTTGGCTCTACCGTTTGCGCTACTATGTTTTCTATAGGTATTGTATCTACAACTTTAACAGCTAAAGCATCAGATTCTTTGTAAAGAATATCAATAGCAGTTACTTTGTGTAGTGCTTGTAAAGTTGCTTTTGTAGAAGGTAGAGGTATTCTAAGTCCTATTTTAGTAACTTTATTTTCCATGAAATCAACTATAGTACTTCTGTAGGTGTCTTGCTCGTCTGTTGTTTGAGTAAATGCATCATGCCAATCTTTATTATACATAAAATAACCGTCTTGCTCTGGTACAAAAGTTGGTTGTGTAAACGGAGCAAATATAGAATATTCATTATCATCAAATTGAAACCTGTAGCTAAATCTTACAAACTTGTCTTTTAAAAACTCAGAGTCTCCACTAAAAGCGTTTTCATAATAAGGGTTAGATTCAAAAACAAACTCAATAGTAGTAGAAGAAGAGTACGCAGGTATATTAGCGCTAGTAGTAAAAGAAGGAGTTGCAATAGTTGGAGCAATGGCAACAGTTACATTTGTATTAACCATCACACCATCATTGTCTATATAAGAAACTCTCATACCAGAAGTAACATTTCCTTCGGCTGTAGCAGCGTTTACTAATATTGGAACTGTTTGGCCTGTGGCTGTTTGTAATGGATTTGTATTTGTACTAAAAGCTGATCCACCGTTAGGATAAAACTTACTAGATACATCAAACATAGTGGATTGGTAATCATTTAAAGCAGGTTGCAATGAAGGATTAGCAGTTACCATAGCTGGTGTTATAATCTCAAAAAGCTCTATAGATTCATAAGGATTATATGTTGCTACAGATATTTGATCTTCTGTTGTATAGTATCCAGCAACGCTAGCATTAATAACATTTATTTTTCTAGGTTGATTTCTGTTGTCTGTCCAGAATAATAGTTCTTCTAATATATTAACTCCGTATATAGGATTTAATTGTGAGAAATTTAAGAAAGCACCTTGTACTAAAATAACATAAGTGTCTTGAAGAGAATTATATGATATTATAAAGTTTTTAGCACCTGGATCGTATTTGCTAACTTGATGATTAGTAAGAAAAATATAAACAGTATTATTTATTTCGTCAGTTAAATATCCAATAGACTTTAAACCAGTAACGCCAGTTAAAGTATTAAAATCTTGAAGCAACGTATTTCCTAATACATTTTCTAAAGCACCAACATTAGCACCTTCTGATTTACTTACTTGAGCATTGATCGCGTTTCTATATTCTCCATTTTGCAACAACCTAGCGTCTAGGTCTTTATTCATTTTGCCTTTTAGGAAATTATTACTAATATTTGCCATCTAGTTTATTATTTTATCCATTTAGATTTACCTCTCATTACTTGAACTATTTCATCAAGCTTAATGTTAGATAATCTTATTTTAGCATTTCTAAGCTTTGCACTACGATCTCTTTTAAAACGTTGAACTATGCCTTCTGGTGTTCCAGCTCTTGTAGATAATATAGAATACAGTAAATGAGAATACATTGCATCTTCAGCCATTTTAGGTACTCTACTGTCTAGATCATAAGCAAGTCCATCAGATATATATTCTAGCACAATTAATCTGTTTGCTAGATTACTAGAAAAAGCTACTTTACCTTCTCTTTCATTCATATTAAACCAACCATTGATTTGAGATAAAGCAGGGTCTAAACCATATCTTCTTCCATAAGCATCAAGTCCATATCCATATCCGTCTTGCATAAAGTCAAAAAACGCTTCAAAATTAGCATTATTAAACGTACCTGTTATAAATCTATCATTTGCATTTTCCCATCTTTCTTCAGTTATAGAAGTTCCTTCTAAGTTCTCACCAAAATTATCTTGAGTTGGCTGTCCTGCGTTATCTTGCAAAGGCATTTCGTAAGGACTTATTGTAAGATTATTTGCAGGATATATTATACGCTTAACACCAAGTTGATCTATAGAAGATATCCTTACGTAATTAACATAATCTTGTGGTAATATAACAGCTAGACTTGGTGGTATATTTAATTCTTGCGATTTAATACTTTTTAAAGTATCGTAACTAAATTCTTGCATACCACGTTTAACGTGAAATACAACGTCTGATTTTTTACATGTTTGTATTAATTTGCCATCACCTACGTAACCAACCATGAAGTTATCTATAATATCACCAATAGTAATATAAGAATAACCACCATAATTTTCTTCAACAGTTTCACCTGTAGCGTTTCTAGCTCCATAAGCACCACCGTCTAAAGCTTTTAATTGAACTACTATATAAGTTCCAAGAGCAATAGCTCCTGTTATTGTTACTGTATTATTTACTACAGTATAAGCTGCTGTATATTCTGCGTATGTTACACCGTCAGCACTAGTATATAACTTAAAATTATTTAAAGCATAGTTAAGTAAAGCAGGATTAAAACTACCAAAAATTAAGTCTGTATTAAAAGTTGTTGCAAACGCTTGACCTGCTGCTGCGGTTAGTGCTCTAAAGCCTTGTGCGCCCGCGTAATATTGTTCGTTAGTTTCGGTTATTAAACCTCCGTTTGGAATTGGCATATTTTATTAACTTTTTTCATTAATTTCTACTTGCTGTGCTTCAGCTTGTGCAGATTGAACGATTTCTGGATCTCTTATTATTATACCACAATACTTAAGTATGTTTGTTATAATAGTTGTTTGTTCTGATATATCTAATTCAAAATTAGTAGATGTAGTAGGGTTATAAGTATATTGACCTAGTCCACCAATAGTGAAACCCCATATAGGATTGACAGGTCTAAACAAGCAGTTAATGCTTACTGATGTAGGTAATGGTGATATGTTTATTACAAGTCTAGCAGGAGTTACTGGATTTGTTACTATTACAGCGTGTGTAGTAAAGGCAATAGGATATTGACTTGTTGGTGAAGTTAAGTTTGATCTTGTTATTGTAGAAAAATCACTTTTACTTGTTAATTGAGTTATAGAATTATAAGTAGGATTACCTGAGTATGTAGATATTATTTCGCCTAACTTATAAACAGTACGAGTACCATTATAATAAAAAGTTTGAGAAGGTACGTCTAAAGTAAACGCAACGTCTTGTTCAAAAGGATACAATTTATAAGCTTGATTTTTAAACATGTTAAAAAACTCTGTATCGTTTTGTTGATTGTTTTGGTTAAACCTGTTTAATTGGTTACCATCTGGAAAATATGAATTGAATATCTCTTCTTGTACTTGAGCAGCCAGACTGTTAAACTCCGTTGGAGTAACATAACCTCTTTGTTCTTTGTTTAATATGTACAAGACTGTTGTATATACTGTGTTTATATTTACCGCCATTATTGTTTTTTTTAAATACTATAAAGGCGACGTAAAGCCGCCTTATAATAGTATCACTTGTTTTTATAGTTTTTTATCTATAGATTTATAGATTTCTACACCTTCATCAGTCTTTAAGAAAGCTGCAAATGCAGAGTATGGATTTTCATCAAACGGAACGTTCATTAACTTTCTGTTATTTGATCCCCAGTGAAAAGTTCTTTGATCTCCAGATAATGATATAATTCCAGTCTCAGTAGCTCTAATTGCAAAGTTTCTAAGCTGAACATTTTCATCATTAGCTAAACTCATAAACATTGCAGGATTTTTTTTAGCGAATAACAGCAAGTCTCTTTTAAGTTCTTTTGAACTCATTTCATTTACTGCTGATCCTTTTTCTACTCTTAGTATAGCTTCAGCATGATCTATATCTAATTCTCTTGCAGCGTTTAAAGCATCTATTTGAAGATCTAAAACGTCTAGTTCATCTTCAGCAACTTCAACTGCACTAAATTCATGATACAACCTTCCTTTTAAAGGGTGATATAATGATAATAGTTTTTGTAAGTTTTGTTTTGCTTTAGGAACTAGTAGCGTACCGTTATGAAACGTTATATGTCCCATTGTTGCTTCACCTTTTTGTTCGTCTACAAATGGTGAATCCATATTGGTCGCGTATCTAATTTCTCTTTGAGTTCCAGTTTTTTCATCAAAAAATAATAAAGAGTGTTTTCTTGTATGTTTACCTGGAATAGTTAAAGTTAAAGGAGATTTTTCTCCATCTAAAAAATATGTTCTATCTTTTATTTCCCAACTAGGTTCAGTTGGTTTTGGTGCTACTTTTGTAGCTACCGGCTGAGGTGCAACCTCAATAGTTTCTGCTTTAGCTTGTTTAGCCATAATATAATATAATTAAATAGTTTATAAAAGTAATAATTACCCCCGTTGATATAACGAGGGTAAGAATTACATTAATTTTGAATCAATTAGATTCCTTTGAATAATACAAAGTTGTTAGCAGCTTGAGTTACTAAACATCTTTCAGATAGGAAGTTTACTTCCATAGCATCAAGAGTTGAGTTCATTGCACCACCAGCAGAACCAGTTAACCAAGATTTCATTCTTCTATCATCAGATTGAGACGCTCTATATCTTACGTGTAAGAAAGGTCTTCTGATGTTAGTTCCTAAAATTTGATCGTAAACTGTAGATGTTCCAGCAGGAACTAATACACCTTCAATTGAATTGATACCTACGATTCCACCTCTTGTAGAAGCATCATTTAAGTATTTCCAATCTGTTTTGTAAAAGTCATAAGAACCTCTTCTGAAACCACTAAAACCTAAGTTTAAAGCCATTTCTTCAGAATTTTCGAATAAACCGAAAGCAGTTCCACCAGCAAATCCACCAGAGATAGAAGCTAACATATCGTCAAAATCAAGAGATGTTTGTCTCTGTAAGAATAACATGTTTTCTTCAATTGCTCCTTGAGTGTCAAGATTTTTAAGTATTGCATCAAATTCATCAAGTCCAGCAGCAGCAGTAAATCCTACTTCTACATTACCTCTTGATTGAATAGCAGCAAATAAACCTTCAGTACCTGGTAAAACTAAGTTACCAACACCAGCACCTGCAGCTAATTGATTATACTCACCTTCTACTAAAGCCATTTCTAAGTAATCTTCGAAACGTAATCTAGTTTCAGACTCAGCTTTTAGATACCATAAGAATCCAGAAGCACCGTCTTCAGTCGCAACTTCAACCCATCCAATTTGAGCCATATCAGAACCAGAGATAGTATATTGATCTCTAATGATGATTGGTGAATTAGAATATTGAGTTAACTGAGGTGTGATAGAGTTTCTTGGAGCAGTTCCAGCAGCAACAGTACCACCAGCTACTAAGTTTGTTCCTTTAGCGTAAGCAGAACCATATACAAACATTTTCACGTTTGAAGCTCCAGCAGCTACAACAGCAGGGACAAGAGAAGCACCACCAGCATTAACAAGTCCAGCACCACCTACGAAAGGCATAACTGTGATGTTACCACCAGCACCAGGAACAGAAGCAACTACGATACATTTTCTTTCAGCACCTGTGTTTCCATTCATTAATACTACTGTGTCATTTACAGATATAACATTAGAAACGTTTGCTTGTACAGCAATAACGTTTTGACCTGCAGCTGGCGCGCCATTTGCAGCAACACCTACAGATGCATAACTAACGTGTAATCTATTTTGTTCAGACCAAATTACTTGATCAGAAGTCATTGGCATTTCAGCGCCAACCATTTTTAAAAATCCAGATAACGTTCTGTTTCCATAACGCTCTACTTCTTGTTCGTAGATTTCTGGTAAGTACTGTTGAGCAAAATCATTTGCTCCCGCAGCAGCGGTGTTAAATTGTAGGTAGTTACTAGGCAACAATTGTTGTTGTTGCGAAGGTATTAAACTACCAAATTGTGGAGTTAAAGCCATTTTTTTTGTTTTTTAAATTAGTTAAATTTTCTTTTTGTAATTTTTAATTTCGATGAATCAAATCCACTAATTGCTTTTACTTTAAAACCACCAACACTAATATCGCCTGAACTTCCTGTTCTAGCTTTAGTATCGGTTAAATTTTTAGATTTACTAATGACGTCTTTGACGGCATCAGCTTTTCCTTGTTCGTAAAAGTGACTAGCAATTTTATCAACGTTTTCAGCAGCGTACATGGCTTTGTGATAACCAGAAGTATCCACTACGTCTCCATCTTCATTTAAGAACTTCTTAACTAAATTATTGAGATTCGATTGATTTTCTGCTACTTTCTCACGATTCTGTATATTATACTTATAACTTTTTTCACCAACTTTTATATCAAAACCTTTGAATTCGTCGTTGAATAGTTCTTTAGTATTTTTTTTGAATGTTTCGTGTTGTTCAGTAGCCACATCTTGTTGCTTGTTGTAGCGATTAAAAAAGTCCATTGCTTTTTGTTGGTCCTGAGTTACGCCGGGTCTCAACTTGATTTCGTCGTAATATTTCTTTTTCGTTTCCTCTAAAAAGTTTTTTGCTTTTGCAATCTCTTCTTTTTTAGCGAGTTTCTTTTTACGGACGTCACGCTCCTCGTCCAAGTCTTCATCAAAGTCAAAATTATCTTCCATGATAAATCCTATTTCTTCTTCGTTTAAATGCGGTTTAGCTTTTTTGTAATACTCTTTTAATAAAGTATTATCATCAATACTTGAATAGTCAGCATTTAATCTTGTATAATCTTCTATAGTTCCACCAGTTTCTTCCATAAAAGTAACTAGCTTTTCAATATTTTCTGGTAATTTTTTACCTAATATTTTTTCATCTCGTATAGCTTCTTTTACTTCTTGAGTAACCTGCTCTACTTCTTTTTCTGTAACTTCGGTGATTGCAGAAAACCCTTCAACATCCTCGTTGGACTCTTGTATAGGTTCTCCCACCTCTGTGCTATCTCCGGATGGTTCTTCCACAGGTACCTTCTCTGTTTCTCCGATTTGAATGGCATTGTCTTCTTTGTTTAATAAATCGTTAGGTACTATAACTTTTGTTATTTCCTTTGGTAATTCAACTAAAGGTTCTTTAATGTTAACCTTAACAACTTCTTGCTCAGGATCACCTAATTTTTTAGGTGTTTTCTTTTTAGACTTTATTTTAAAGTCACCCTCCTGTTTAACAGGTTCATTTGTTTTTTCTTCTGACATAATATAATATGATTAAATAATTAAAATTAGATAGTTGGCATTATTTCAGCCACATCTTTTTGTTCGAAATCTATAGGTGATAAATCATTTTTTCTTTGATCTATCATCTGACTTTGCTGCGTACCTTCCATTTTTATACGCTTGTCTTTTCTGTTTTCTATTTCTTGTTCTTTTTGACCAGTAGCTTGCATTTCCATTTGTTTTAACTGTAAATCAAATTGATGTTGGGTTTGCATCTTTTGCATCTCTAACGAAGCAGCTAATTCCATACGCTGTATCTCCATTTGATTACTAGCTTTTTCAAACTGAACTTTAGATCCAGATATAGCTTCTTGCTTTTGAACCTCTGTCATGGCTATTTTTTCAGCAGCATCAGCTTGTGATTCAGCTTGTGCTCTAATATTAGCTTGTTGGTTTTCTTGATCTTGCTTACCTTTAGCTTTACGTTTTATTTTAAGCATTTGATTAGCTAACTTAAGATTTTTAATTTGTCTTAAATCAATAGCATCTTCTAAGTCAATACCGCCACTTTGTAAAGCTACTTGTATGTTTTGCTCTAATTGTTGTTGTTCTTCTTCGTCTGGTTCTAATTCTAAGAATATACCAAAGTCATGAAGATTTAAGTTACTAACTTCTAGCAATGTATTAATATTGTAAATAGATATAGAATTAGTTAAAGCTTCAGCAGTTAACGGAAACTCTAATGCGTCAGCTATTTTTAGTGCAATATTTTCTGCTATTCTAAGAGTTAAATATAAGCTAGACTGCTTTATATGTCTAGTTGCAACATTAGAAGCGTTAGCTGCTATCTTTTGTAACCCTACTAGCGTTTGTTTGTCTGGTGTACTACCATCTCTAGCTTCGTTAAGTCCGGTTACATCACGTATCATTTGTAAGTAGTATTGATAAGTTTGTATAAGACTTTGTATTTTACCTTGACCGCTAGAGCTATTAAGTTCTTGTATAGGAACTTTTCCAGCATTCATTTCACCATCTTGCGTAAGTGATCTACCAACAATAGAACCAGTTTGGAAATACATGTTTAGCGCTTCTGCTGGATTATAATTTGTACCGTTACCTAAATCAACTTCAGCTAAACCATCCATATCTAAATATACACCATCTGGCACCATTCTAGACATTACTTGTTGTAGTTTTAAATGAGTAAGCTGTATCATATCTGCAAAACCAATACACTTGCTAACTAAAGATTCAATTCTACCTTTATAAATTCTTGGAGCACATATAGCATAATTCATTTCTACTTTAGTAGTATCAGCTAATGGCCTTGACATATTTTTAGCCATTTCCCATTTAAGCATTGTATTTGTTCCTAATACTTTAGCTCCATTATATAAAACTTCAATAGATCTTGACACTCTTTCAAACCCATCATTTTGTGGTGGATTAAATTCATCATTTTTTTCTAATGCTTTTTGTAATCCTTGTGGAGTATTTTTTATTTTAAATACTTGATTGTGATAAGTCTTGTAATCAAAATATAAAACTTGAACAGTGTTTTCATCATAATTACCCCAACCTGTTACGTATTGTCTATTACCGGGCATTTTTTGAATTATTTCTAATTCATCTTTGCTAATGTTTGGAAACTCTTTTTTAAGTTCTGGTATAGTTATAGCTTTAACCTCACCAACATAGTATATATCTTCAAAGTTTGGATCTTCAGTATATGAATAAACCATGTAAGCTGGATCTACATAATCAACTGTTACACCTTCAGCTGTATTAAAACTTGTCTTTGAAGCAGCAATTCCACAAACAGTTAAGTCCATGTTTAGTCTACGTCTAATTAAATCATATTTATTTTGAGCTAAAACAGATGATATAGCTTCTTCTTCTGCTATTTCAATACTTTGCTTATATGACAATTGCATGTGAAGTTCTAATTCTTCGTCTGATTCCGGTATAGCGCTTGGATCTAGACTTTGATATAAGTTAATACCTAAAGAATTTTTTAATTCATCTAGGTAATCTTTAGCCATCATGTCTTCATATATACGAGAAGCATAGTCAGTTCTTTTTTTAACTGACGCTGGATCTTGAGCATAAGCTTTTATATCATAACTTTTACTTGATATACCGTTAACAACTATATCAACAAACTTAGATAATATAGGAACTGGCTTCCAGTCTAAATTAAGATAAGACAAATCACCATTAATAGATAATTCATCTTTGTATTTTTGAGGTGATTGTTCACCACGAGCGTATTGTCTTAAGTTGTGAAAATTATTCCAGTTAGTTAAATATCTATTACCGTTAGTTCTACCTTGATCAAACCACTCATATTCAATTGCCATAGCAACTTGACTACCGTACTCTTGACTTGCTTTGTCTGCATCACTCACTACTTGACTAGGGAAGGCGCTATTGCTATTAGTATATATATTCATTTAACTTATAATTTTTGATGTAAATCCTTTGTTATCGTATTTTTTTATACCTAAATCTACTGGTTGTAATTTAATTTTGTTACTTGGAGCATATCTATGCTTGTTACAAGCCATTAAAGCAAGTCCTGAACTAATAGATGCATCATGTGATGTTCTATTGTTAATATTAAATTGCGCCCAATCTTCTAGTGTTCTTTGGAAATACATATCTCCATAACCTGTTTCTTTTAAACCAACAAAATGCTCAACATAAGATTCTATAGCAGACGCATGTGCTTGCTTAATATCTTCGCTAGAGTTTGGCATACCACCTATTTCTCTTTCTGTTATAGATAATTTATTGTATTTTTTATCTGGTCGATTCATAGAATATGATCTATAGCCTCTTCTTTTAAAATGATATAATAATCTAGGTTTGTTATTTTCTGCTAATATTGGCATACCATAAAATACACAAGCCATCAAAACATCTTCAAAAAATATCTCAGCAGTTTGTGGTCTAGCAATATATTCTAAAAAGAAATGATTAGGTGGAACATCTTCCATGCTAAATTTAGTTAAACCGCTTAAAGCTCCGTTAGAACCTCGGCCATCTACTGTACCTGATATATCATATGGATCACATCCAAAAGCACCGCAGTGCTCATTGCCTGGATATATTCTTCCATTTTTCTTTATAGTTCTATTTTGTAGTTCAACCGGTGGAACCCATGACACTAAAAACCTACCGTTTTTATTTGGTACAAATATAACTTTAGTATCTTTAATACCATTTTCCCATTGTAAACTACCTTTTGTAATAGACAATGAATTTTTTAAATCTTCATTAAAATCTATTTGTTGATAGATCTTAGTTAGATTAAATAAAGATTGTTTTGATTCATCTCTGAAAGCGTGTTTAGTAGTGCGTGGAAACTGTCTATAAAATTCATTTAATCCATCTTGATCATCTTTAAGACCTTCTACCTCGTTATCCCAGTATTCAATAACCCCGATTTTGATTGGCGCTCCATGAGGTCCAAACACTGGTTTTTGTGGTGTTTCGAAGACAGGCATGCCATAAGAATCAATGTATCCCTCGTAATTCCATTCCATAGGAATGAACAAAGAATAGAGTCCTGAACGAGTTTGTCCATTTGCATTTCTTTTGTTAACATTTGAGTCATCATATAATTTCTTAAAATTTCTACCTCCTTTATCTAAAGCATTAGATGTTGATCCCATCATACACTTACCTATAATTCTACTACCTAATCTAAGAGTAGTTTTTGTAACTCTCCAGTTATTTAATATATTATTAGGTCTTTCCCATTTACCTGATTCATCATGAACTAAAAGTTTAAGTTTTTCTCCATCATAAGCGTTGTCTCCAGTGTTTTTCCAATCAATAGTTGTATCAAGTCCTTCTAAATCTTCTGCTTTTTCAGTAGACACAATGCTTCTTCTAGTAAACTTACTTGCTGGTACTCTATAGGCCAGTTCTGTTTTAGGTCGATCCATACCATCTTGTATCGGTTTAAAAAAGAAAGGATAATTAACGGATATTGGTACTACTTTGTCTGTAAACATTTTCTTAGCATCGGCACCTGACTTAGATAATATACCAAAACGTGCATCAGTTGATATTGTAGCCATGTTAACACATTCACCAGAAGCCATAAAAGAAAATCCAGAACGTCTGTTTTTTAAGTATGACATACCATAACATCTATAATCTGCTCGGCAAGCTTCCCAGAATATAAAAAATAATCTATTTGATTCTCTAAAATCTGGTTGGCCAACATCAATCTTTGACCATTGTAAATACATATAATGTGTTCCTGTTAAATACGTAGGTATATTTTTATTTATATACCAAAAACCTTCTTCACGCCTTTTAAACTCTTCATCAATATAGTCGTAATATTTTTCTTTAAATTCTTCTGGATATTCTCTCCAATCAAATACAGTTTTTATTCTTTTTAATTCTTTAGGATAATTAAATGGTGTCCATTTATTTTCTTTGAACTCATGAACTTCATTAGCTTTAGGTAAAGCTATTGTTAGGTTTTGTATTTCATATATCTCTCCGATTTGACCAGTTTTAGATATAACAACCATATTGTATTCTTCATTGTATCCGTATTCCCATTTTTTATACCTATTCATTCGTTTAAGAATTTTAGGTTTTATATGGTCATTTAGTATTTTATATAAAGTTTGCTTATACATTACTTAGATCTTCCTTCAGCAAAACCACGAAATGTAGTTTCTTTTTTAACTTCTTGAGGTTTTTCATCTAACATGTTTTGTTCTTCTATAATACGATTATGTATTTCAAAAGCATCAAATATGCATAGTTTTTTTGTAGCTGCAGCGTTTTTTAATCTGTCAGCTGATATATCTTCGTCTGAATCTACAATAGCTTCTTTAGCAACTTTAATAAGTTCCTCAACTGCTATGTGCCCAGCTTGGATTATATTCAACTTCGTTTCCTTCGTGTTCATATTTTATAACAATATCATTAGATTTCATACAATAAAGACGTTGACCGTCTATTAAAAAATCCCATTCACCGTTAGGTGTATAACCTACAATGTCTCCAGGATTTATTTTAAGCGCTTCTAACGAGCTATTACCTATTTTAAGTATACCAATAAGCTTTTGCTCTTTATTTAGCGTTAGATAATTATTATCTTTAAGTGGCATAATAAAACATCTGTCACCAAACGCTTTCCATTTTGTGTTTCTTT